TCATACCTACTGCTGTATTAGAAGCTCCTGTAACATTATCTCTTAAAGCAAAAGCACCTAAAGCTGTATTGTTTGATGCTGTTGTGTTAGTACATAAAGCTGATTTACCAACTGCTGTGTTAAAATCTCCTGTAGTTAATGCTGTTGCAGAATTAGTTCCAATAGCAACATTACTTGCACCACCAGCTTCGACTGAATCTAATGCAGTATCTCCTATTGCTACATTATCTGTTCCTGTAGGATAATTACCATCTAATTTTATTGTACCATCAACTGATAGGTTTGCACCTGAAGGAAGTGTAATAGTATCACCAGATGCACCAATAGTAATAGTATTACTTGATTCGTTAATAATATTATTACCGTCTTGGTCCTGGATCGTATCTACTTTTATAATACTACTCATTTTCTAATTCCTTTACTCTTGCTGTTAATTCTTGAATTGCTTTAATTAAAATCGGATAAGTTTTCATTGGGTCTGCTTCTAATTGTTCAGGATTTTCTTTATGTACCAATCTTGTATATTCTGCACTACCAAAATCTTGTTCTACTTGATCTAATTCTTGAGCAATAAATCCATAATCTTTTTTACCTACTCTAGTTCCATCTCTTGTATTCCAATCAAATTTAACTGGTCTTAAAGCATTTATGAAATCTAATCCATGAGGTATATCTTCAATATTTGTTTTATCTCTTAAATCAGATAATGATGAAATAGATGTATCAGCACATCTTAAATTATCATTTGCTCCATTACCTAAAGTAATTTGATTAGAAACCGAATTACTTGATGGATTTGAATCATATCCAAATGAATGATTATTGCTTCCTGTATTAGTAATGTCTCCAGCGTTGTAACCAACACCCACATTACAATCACCTGTTGTCACAGCACCTAAAGATTTTCTACCGACTGCTGTATTATTAAAACCTTCTGTGTTAGCTATTAAAGCACATCTACCTATAGCTGTGTTTTGAAAACCTGTTGTGTTGGCATCTAACGCTGAAGAACCTACTGCTGTATTGTTTTCACCTGATGTATTTTGATTTAAAGAATTTCTACCAACTGCTGTGTTGTTATCTCCTGTATTTAAGAGCAAAGATGCTCTACCTACAGCTGTGTTGTTATCACCTGTTGCATTTGTTGTTAAAGCCTGAAAACCAATTCCTGTGTTTTGACAACCTGTTGTGTTTCCCATTAAGGCTTCATAACCAAGTGAACTATTCCCTGTTGCCGTTGTATTAGCACACAAAGCTCTACGACCTACTGCTACATTGTCATTTGCTGTTGTATTAGCGCAAAGAGCTTCTCTACCAATCGCTACGTTATTATTACCAGTTGTATTTGTATTTAAAGAATTATGTCCAATGGCTGTGTTACAAAGACCTGTTGTAATATTTGCTCCACTTCCATAACCAACACCAACATTTTGACAACCTGTTGTAACATCAAAAAGTGAAAAAGCACCTATTGCTGTGTTTTGACAACCTGTTGTATTGGCACATAAAGCTTGATGACCAACTGCTGTGTTGTTACTTGCTGTAGTGTTTTGTCTTAAACCTTGATAACCTAAAGCTGTATTATTTGTTCCTGTTGTATTGCTTAATAACGATTGATAAGCCAAAGCAGTATTTGGACAACCTGTCGTGTTAGCACTTAAAGAAGAAAAACCAACTGCTGTATTATTGTTTGCATCTGTATTAGCATCTAAAGCACCAGATCCAACTGCTGTATTTTGAATTCCTGTTGTGTTAGCTTCTAAAGCAGTATAACCCACTGCTGTATTATTATTTGCTGTTGTATTTGAATTTAAAGCACTAGAACCAACAGCGGTATTGGTTGCTCCTGTATTATTTGCTTGTAATGCTCCATTACCTACACCTGTATTATTACCTCCTGTACTTGAATTTTGCATAGCAGAAACACCTATTGCTATATTGCAACAACCTGTTGTTCCATTTCTTATAGCATTTAACCCTATGCCTATATTTCTATCTCCTGTAGTGTTATCTCTTAAAGATGAAGAACCTAAGGCTGTATTACTAGTTCCTGTTGTGTTAGACCTCAAGGCACATCTACCTACTGCTGTGTTGTTATCTGCTGTTGTATTACATTGTAAAGCATTATTTCCTAATGCTACATTACTCGCACCCTCTGTATTTCCCAACATAGAGTTTTTACCAACTGAAGTATTATTTGCTCCTGTAGTATTGGCTATCAAAGCCTCTCCACCCACTGCTGTATTGTCTGAACCTGTTGTGTTAGCTTTCAAAGAACAAGTACCTACTGCTACGTTAGTTGCTCCTGTTGTATTAGCTAATAAAGCATTAACTCCCAATGCTGTGTTATCATTAGCTGTTGTATTAGCACCTAAAGCTCCTTGACCAACTGCTGTATTTTTTTGACCTGTAGTATTTGCATCTAAAGATTGTCTACCAACTGCTACGTTATTTGAACCTGTTGTGTTAAGAGCTAAAGAATTTTTTCCTACAGCTACATTGTTATCCCCAGATGTTAGTGCAGCAAATACCCCTACTCCAACTCCAGTATTTTCATCAGCTGAAGATAAAGTCCCTGTTGAATCTGTGCCAACTAATAAACTGTTTGTAAAATCTGTTCCACCCTCTTTAGAAGTTATACCTACACTTCCACCATTATTTTGTAATGTACCTACAACATTAATAGTATCACCAGAATCACCAATAGTTAATGATGTGCCTGATTGTGGAATTACTTTATCTACTTCTATTTGACTCATTATACGACTACTACCGTTCCTGTTATTGTTTGTGTTCCTGTTACTGTAACCGGTCCTGCTAAAACTCCAGAGTCTATTGTTTGATTAAGACTTAGAGTCGAGGCGTGAGTTACAACAAAAGGTGTTGCATCCATTACTGCAGAAATAGTTTTCTTAGCTGGCAATGTACAGAATACAGTTTTACTGCCTGCACCAAAGTTTACTAGGTTGTCACTATTAGAAGATGAAATGACCGACTGTCTTGAAAGCGTATCTGTCCCTGCATCCGTTACAGTTCCAGTGCCAACTTCAAAGTCAGATGTACCATCATGCACGATGGCATAATGAGTTTGCACACCATCCCCGATACCGGCAACGAATGTTTCAAAACCAGTTTCAGTTCCAGTTAAGTCAATCGTTCCTGTGCCAGTAGTTGTTGTGGTTTGCTTAACCCTATCGTTAATTACAAATGCCGTCATTTACTACTCCAAATTTTATTACGCGTCGCCAAGTCTAATAATTGCACTAGAAGAGTTTGGTGTTGGAAACTGAATAACGAAATCACCGTTAGTTGCAGTTTTTGATCCACCGAAATCTAAAACTAATACAGCATTATCAGATCCGCCATCTTTATAAATCAGTGCCCCTACCGCTGTTAAAGTTACAGAACTAAAAGTTAAATCTGCAAAATCAACAAATGCGATATTACTTGAAATAGATACACCATTATTAGTTAAAGCGTTTCCACGTGCAGAGTAACTTGTACCAGATGAAGAAACCTCATTAGTAGTAGTGTATGCTGTAGTAGAACCTGCGCTGAAACCACCTAAAGATGTGTACAAAGCAAGTTTAAAAGAGGTTCCACTATTTCCTGATGTGTCAAAACTAAACACACCTTTTAGTAGATCTGTTTTAAAAGAGTCAGGTACTATATTTGCCATTTAATTATCTCCTTAATATTATGGTGATGGTGATTTTAAAGGAGTTCGAATAACACCATCTTCATATTCGTCTCGGCGTCTACGACCTTGTTGTTCGATCGCGTACGATTGTATAGCTTTTTGATAAGCCTTTGTATAGTATTGTAACATATCTGCCGGACCTTTCAAGTATCCATATGCTTCTACCAGACAGGCATACAAAAGTAAATCCTGATATTTGTTGGATATATAGGTACCATTCGTGCTCGGTGGAGTTGCTCCTGCTGTCACCGTGATACTATCTGGTTGTTTCGTATAAGCTAATGTAATTAAATTGGTGCTATTTGGAGTAGGTGCAACCACCCAAAAATTAGCATCCCAGTTAGCATAATATTTTGGAATACCTGAAGCCGTACCTGGAGTATCATAAAAAGCCGCCATGTAACTTGTATCTTTTTTTTCTAAAAAAGTCTGATTACCAGATGCATCCGTTAATTGTACATATCTTATAAATCTTAAATCAGATGGTATAGTTACATATCTACTTCCAGATGCTAAATTTGATGTTGCATAAAATCTATTATCATCAGAATCTGCTTCTCTATAAATTGTATTTTCTGAATTTTTAATGATAGTGTCTAATACTGTGTTAGATAAAACACCATCGTCTACCTCTGTATAATTTCTAATATCGGTTCTTAGATTATCCAAAGTGTATGCCATTATTTTACTATCTCCTGACAAAGAGGACAAGATTTTCTAAATCTTGTATGTCCTGAACAATGTTGTGGTTTTACTTCCTCATATAAGACCAAGTGTGGGTCTTTTTCTTCTTTGGGTGTAAACCAATTTTTTATAATATTTATAATTTTTTTAATCATGGCGTTACTGTTACAGGTCCTGCTGATGCAGAACCGCCTCCTCCTGTTTCACTTATACTAGATGTTGTAGCTGTTGCAAAGGTATAATTATCTGTGTCTACTTTGGTAATTGTATATCCTGCAGCTAGATTTATAGTTGCTGCTGCAACGCCTCCGACAACACCTGCGTCTCTAAAACAAACAGTGTCACCTGTTGATCTACCATGATCAGGTTCATTTACACTTATTGTTGTGGAACCACTAGTTGTCGTAAATGGATTTAAGGGCAATAAATTAGGAACAGCTGTCTCTGTTCTATCAGGTCTCACATGTCTAAGTGATATGGAATCACCGTTCATTGGTTTCGGTTCCAATTGTGGTTGCTTTGGTTCGAACTCTGAAACGTGAACGAAAGAACCATTCCATTCTCTGACCATCTCTTTGTATGGAAACTCCATACCTGATCTATCAGATATTGCTCTTGCATATTTACCTGTTGCGTACTTTGCCATTATGTTCCTGGGTAATAAGCTTTTGGTGTAATATACGTACTTGAAGCTGAACCATCTTCTTGTAATGCTCTTTGAAATTCATCTTCATAAACTAATTTCATTTGTTGTGTTAGCTGTGGTGCGTATTTCATTGATAAGTAGTATGTCAAACCTGAGGTCATACATGGAACAAATCTAAATGGAACATCAGTTGCATTAGTGTAGGCTCCCGCATCTTGAATTCTTTTTATAAAAAAGAAGTGCATATCTTTTGATGCATTACTTGAATCCGGTGTTGGGTAAATGTGTATTCTAACTTTATCAATAAATCTCTCCACCCAATATTGATTAGGTGTACCTTTAGATAATTTATTAGAAAATCCTGCGTAAGTAGATCTATCAACTTTAGTCATAGGACTATCTGATTGATCTGTTTGAGTTCTGTTAGATCTTAACTGTGCTTCCAAGACATCTGATACTCCAAATACACTTGCTGGATCTGTCGTTGTTGCAGAGGTTCCATCACCACTTGATCTAAAAAAATCATAATCTGATTGTCCTTCTATAAGATCTAAGTTTGTTGAACCTACTTCCCAATAATGTATGCCTCTATTACCCCACTCTTGAAACATTATATTAATGGATCTTCTTGAGGTTTTTAATTGATAACCAGATACATTTTGAACACCTAATCTTTCAAAAGCCTCTTCTATTATCTCATCAATAGAAAAAGTTTTATCAAATGTAGTTGTACCTGAGGTAGTGTTAGCCATTTAACCTCCTAGCCAGTATAACCAAGTGTAACAGATCCTGTTCCAGATATTGTTGCATGAATAGTGTCATCAAATCTGATAC